CAAGCAGTTCGTGAAAGAGTGCCTAGATCCCATGTGTTCTCTGTATAGTTAAATTTAACGTAGCGGTCTATTTCGGACGCATCGGCGCTTGGATAGAACCAAAACACTTCGTCAAACATCCTGTTGGATGCGGCGAAGCATTTGAAATTTTGTTCCAGGTTGATATCATCAAAAACGTAACGTAGAAGAGTGCATGGAATAACCTGAACACGGCCCGTGTAGACAAAGAAGTTTTCGCGGTCCATCCAGAACACTCTGTCCCCCACAGTCGTGACGGCATTTGGCCCTATTATGGACACATTGTTTGCCAGCATACTAATACCAAAAGTAAACGGCGGTCCTACAAAACGCATGGCATGAAGAGACGTATCCGTCCAGACAATCATCTCTTGGCGTGTTTTTTGGGCCGCAATTATCTCTGAACCAGAGGAGATCCTCTGGGCGCCCGCCGTATTGGTAGCCGTAGGAGTCCAGTCAAAAGGACTTTCCTGATCGGACCAGCGGATCATTAACAGATCTTGGGCTGTCTTGCCTATAGGATTGCATCCGAAACATACTATATGGCGATCTGCACCAGACACCATTGTCCTTCGTGTAATGGTAGGGGAATCGGAAGCCCCTGCTTGAGAAGCGAAAGTTGTGGCCCTGTTTCCCAGACCGAGGGTCTTATTCCAATAGTAAAGTGCGCCGTCATAAATATTAAACGCAAGATCCTCGCCCCAGTTGTCTTGAGCCCACAGACGAATATTTGCCCCGGATGATGCAGTAGTGTCCGAGGCTCCTCCGAAGCCTATGAAATCATTAGCTTCTTTAACCGCCACACCATCGTCGTGTGCCGCTGCCGTAGTTCCCCTGACTCCTCTTACAACTCCTGCATTAATTGTGTCAGATGATTTGCCCGTGTACTGAAGCAATTCATCGTCAATCATTACAAGCCCAACAAAAGTTATGGTGGCGCCACTGGAAGAACTCGCCGCCGTAGTACCATCATCTCCTCGTGTTAGATCACCGAATACATTATCTACGTTGGTTCCATAGCGAATATTTTCGCTTCCTATCTTAATAGTACCCTTACTGGGGAAACCCGTCGTACTGGCCCCGGCAATAGTTGTGCTAGCATCGGTTAAATCTGCACCCGTTGTAGTAGACGCTGTCTCAAAGTCCGTGGCACTCGTCAGGATGAAAGTTGTATCAGAATCGCTTATTCCGCCACTATCGTTCAAGGTAGTCTGTGAATAACCTGTACTCAAACCTCCCCAAAGACCTGCTCCAAACCCATTACCCGCTACAACCGTGTCAATACCCGTATTTACTTGATAGGTAGCAACAACAGAGGAACCCCCTCCAGCAGTCGACCCGGAAGAAGCGGAACCCCCGGTCGATATTGTGTAACGGTTTGAGTCTACAAGGGTAATCGTATGCTCCGTGTTTAACTGGCCCACCGTAATTCCATCCGTGGCCGTCGCGCCGCTCAACGTGACAAAGTCTCCGTTTACGGCACCATGAGCAGGAGCCGTAACTGTTACAACACCACTGGTTGCGGCGCCTGTTGTAAGGGGATTTGTTCCGAGAGTAGTTGTAGCTCGAATAGGGGTAACATCGTTGTATCCCCCACCTTCTTCTATATAGAATTTGCTTTCTGTTCCGAGGCCCATGTACTTGGAGCCGTCCAACGCGGACCACACATGAAGAGACCGGCCCGTTCCTTGTATGGTATTGCCACTAAGACGGGTCCAGCCACCCATTTTCTCAGGGCGACCTTTGCGAAAACGAACTAGGTCAGAATTAAACCAACCATTTTCATCTCCGTAGGATGTAGTTTCCCGGTTAACTCCTGGACGAAACTGTATCTTTGATAAGGGCATCCTATATTTTCCAAAGCATCCCAGCTAGTAGAACAATAACTGCTCCAGCGGACGTAATCATAACCACTTCTAAGCGCTTTATTCGCTCAATCGTCTCTTTCCACCTCTCCGCACAAACCGCTTCATGAGTATTTAATTTTGCCTGTACTTCTTTGACGGTGGTCATTGTTCTATGACCCTAATTCGGGCCAATCTCCCAGATCGTCACTGTCAAGCAATGTTGCCATCGCTGCTGTATCGGCAGCACTGTCTATTGCCGCCTCCATCGCAGTAGCTTTAGTTCGTATTGCGTCTCTCCAAGTTTGCACATTAGCAGGTATAGCCGTGCTGTTATCTGCTTTGCGTATAACCATCCAATCTGTTTGACTCAATAATGCGCCTTGTTGATTCTTAACAGCCTGTTTAAGTTCAAACCTAACGCCTCTCACCACATTATCGCCGGACCCTGAATCTGCGAGAGGCTTATCGGTACTATTTATTGTACCATCAGGATTTTGCGACCAAATATATAGTCGATCATCTGGAGGGGATTGCGGAATAACCTCAACCAGCCCAGCGGCTTTTTTCTCCTCCAGGGACCACAGATTCCATTGAGGCGACTGGTGAATGCCATTGTCATCAAGCCATGAGCGACCTTCTCTTAAAACCCTGCTTCCATATTTAAACATATTAAATCCTACCTTGCTCTGGATACTTTAAAGGGTGATTCAGCAAATGCTGCATACACCATTCGTGTAGAACTCTGATTTACAAAGGCCGAACTGTCCCGGATTTTAAATCCGTTGGAAAGAAGGTCAATGGATTCTGTAGTATCAGCACTTGTCGTATTTGGAAACAACGCCTTGTTATTTACATTATAGGTAACCCGTGCATTATCCCAAATAGCCCAATTCTCGGCGGCAGAAACATTCTTTACCATGACAAAAGCCGGAGAAATACCTGGGGTTAACACCATAGGGCCATCTACTGTACCGCTTCCCGTATAATATCCGAACGAACTGAACCCCCAGACCTCTGAAAATAGGTAGGCAATATATGCTTCCGTATTAGTGTTGACCTCCGCTCCTGTTCCAAGACTGAAAACACTACTAGTGGGCGCTGTATCGTTCCAGCGATCAGCAGAATCAACCGCTGCTGCTGTAGTATTTAGAACCAGATAATCTGTTTGTGGGTCACTCGCAACATCCGCATGGTAAACCTGCCATGCATCCGCCTGATCCCGGTTTTTCACAACAATCATTTTAGGAATAGCAGATAAGGAATGCGAAATGGTTCGCGCAGATCCGCTGCCTGTATAACTGACTATATCAAAGCCCGGTGTTGCGCTTTCAAGCCATTGCCAACCTACATATTTTTCGGTGTTGGTATTAACTTTAACGTCATCCCCAAGACTAAAGCCATCACTGTCAAAACTCGTCAGGGTATCGGCATCTGTTGTTTCTGCGGTTACAGCATCTGAACTCAAAACCTTGGTTGCAGTGCGAACACTATCCGTAAGTACATGGCTGTCGGTTGCATCACGATTCTTGATCCAGACAAGATTTGGCTGAAAAGTACTGTTTCCGCTTTGGTCTATTGATTGTGTACTACCATTTCCGGTGTAAATGGTGGGCTGAAAGGAAGAACTACTATCTGCAACAGCACTGTCATCAAGGTTAGAGGCGCATAAAGCAAGAAATCCACTGGGTGGGGCGTAGAAAAAGTCTCCTTGATCGTTACCATCCGTATTATTTTGTGCCGTCTTCTCCCCAGCAAAACTGGAGTCCTGTCCAAAGTTTGCTGTGTAATTCTCGTTGACCGGCGGGGACATTCCAAACATATATTCCCCCGCAGTTATATCATAGGTTGGATCAGTACCATTGGCGGGATCCCCGGCAGAACCGCCAGATGGTGTGTGCCAAGTATTATTCTTCCCTACCCACAGTTTGTTGTTATCTATATCAATGGCTATTTGAAAAATATCCCCCGCAGCACCTGCGCCAAAGGATGTTACTGTTTCACTTCCATTGGTAAATGCTCCGTTCCCGGTATAAATAGAATAACCCAACCCGTATCCGGAGGTCGTATATCCAATGTAGTATTCCCATTGTTGGTGGGTTAAATCATTAACACGATGGACAGCAAGAACGTAACCGTTCGAACCAGTGTTGTTTACTTGCAAACTTTCCGCATACCACTTGCCACTAGTCATTGGAAAGGTTGCAAGTACACTGTACCAAGCACCTGCATATCCAATACCTTTTAGGGCACCTTCCTGTAAGGGCTGATTTGCTTGCTTGTCCGTGAAACTTAACGTGCAGTAATTATTGGTAGGTGTGTCGAGAAGCTGATCGGTGGCAGCAATGTTTGTTGCTGTCCAATCGGAACCGCTGCCGCTGTTTTCCCCCATGGCAGAACTGTTCGAGAACGTCAGGTACATTTCTCCACCGGACTTCTCTACTGGAATCCATTGACCCGTCGTGCCGCTTGTTTCCCCAAAGGCTGTAACAGCCGTCGTGCCTGTTCTTAGGTGAACATCTGCGGCATACCCGTCAAAATCATCAAATAGTTTTGCGTTGCTAAGATCAGTGGTTGTGCAGGAGCCAACGCTTACACCATTCACGTAAATTCCATTATTGGATGCGTATACATGATACCAGCCACCGGAATCTCTAAAGAGCGCTGTCGTGCTTGTCCCCTCGACCTCCAAAGTATCATCAGAGTTGAAATGAATTTCACCGCCGGATGCGCCTAGAATTAAACTTTCCACACTGAGCTTGGACCTTTTTATCCAGGCACTAAATGTCCAGGGTTCAGACAAGGTGTAGGTCAAAGATAATTCTGCGCTGACACCAAATCGACAGGATTGGTCTATCTCAAAAGCCTCGCCACCAGAACCAAACTGTGTCGTACCAAATACAGGCATTAGCTAAAAGCCTTCTGTACTGCACCAAGTTGAATAGACGCCGAAGCCTTTACAAAATACGGGATAATATCAACAGCACTTGCTGCGGTACTCAATGTAATGCCAGAACCTCCTGCAGTCTCGTAATCAGTGCCCAGACTTAGCGTTCTAGAACCAGTACCATCCTGAATACAAACGATAACACCGGATTGGCCTACCTGCTCAGTCGAAGGGTTGACGAGCGTTACATTCCCCGTAAAGGTCAATACAAAATTCTGGTTGGCTCCGAAATCTAGGGTTACATCACCTGTGTTCGAAGTGTCCGTATCCGTAGTGGCTATGAGCGTACCGGTGACCGTAGTGCCAACAGAAGTCGTAGCAAACTTTACGCCATCATTGAAATAAAGGGAAACAGCGCCATCATCAACAAAGGTAGCAAGGGTCTCTGACGTACCTAGAATATCTACCTGATTACCACTCCCAATCTTTAGATTTCCCGTTCCATTATCCGTAATGTAGGAATTAGATGCGTCATGGTACAATTGAAGATCGCCACCGGTCCCAAGCTCAATCTTAGCATCATCGGGGAAACGAAGATCGTCAGTTCCCGTAGGAACCCCGCAAACCTCCCCATCAGCGTCATTTTTTATGGTGATATCGTTGGTTGATCCTTGTCCTGTTAGGATAAGACCTTCTGCCGAGGTATACCCCATCGTCGCATTGTCCCCAGCGGACGTATCGCCATCGGCATTAACCGTAGATGCCGTGACGTCTCCAACGATATCTACATTTGTAGCGCCTGTGGCTATTGTAATTACGTCTGCATCAGCGTCATTTTTTATGGTGACATCGTTAGTGGACCCCTGACCCGTCAGGATAAGCCCTTCCGCCGCCGTGTATCCAACTGCGGCTTTATCCCCGGAAGCAGTATCTCCTGAAGGGTTAAAAGTTCCAAGAGCCAGGTTTGACACAGCATCAAAAACTGCCGCGCCAGAACCCGCACCATCCATATAGACGATTGCAGAGTTACCGTTCTCCACCGTTATATTGGCACCACTTCCCTGGGTCAGGATAACAGAATACGGACCGCTGGATCCTGAATCCGTTGTGGCGTTAATAATTATGAAAAATACTTTTGCTGTATTCGGGGCGACGGTAACCGTACAGTTTGAATCCAAAGCCCCTGTGAATTTAATCACACGGTACATTCCGTCCTGAAGGTTCTCGGTTCCTGATCCAGGGGAAGCTTCCCGGACAGTAAGGGTAGCCGTATCTGCATTTGTTGTTATGGCAACAGAAGTATATGCCGCAATACGATCTATAATATCCCAGTTGTGGTTACTCGTTGTACCCCACGCACCGGACTGTTCTCCGGTAGCTATTTTTTCAATTCCGAGACTTGTCGAATATGTTGAAGCCATAATCCTATTCCTATGCCGCTATTTTTGACCAATCGGGCGTCTGTGATGCATCAATCGTTGACCAATCGGCTGTCTGCGATGCATCAACCGAGGACCAATTTGCTGTCTGCGATGCATCAACCGAGGACCAATCTGGTGTCTGTGATGCATCAACCAAGGACCAATCTGGTGTCTGTGATGCATCGATTATACCCCATACATTAACATTGGATATAGCGCCCGTGGCGGATACGCCTGTAACATCAACCGACACACCACCCGTAACAGTTGCCGTTCCAATCGCGCCCGTCCCAGAGACACCCGTAACGGTGACGTTAGCATCCTGACTAGCAGTAACCGTAACGGTGCCAACCGCGCCCGTGCCCGAAACCCCAGAAACGGTGACTCCAACCCCTTCGCCAACCGTGACGGTGCCAACCGCGCCCGTGCCCGAAACGCCCGTGACGGTGACAATACTTTCACCGGCAACCGTGACGGTGCCAACCGCGCCCGTGCCCGCAACCCCAGAAACGGTGACTCCAACCCCTTCGCCAACCGTAACAGTGCCAATCGCGCCCGTCCCAGAGACACCCGTAACAGTGACACCAACTCCTTCACCAACTGTAACGGTGCCAATCGCGCCCGTCCCAGAGACACCCGTGACAGAGACGCCAACCCCTTCGCCAACCGTAACGGTGCCAATCGCGCCCGTGCCCGCAACACCCGTAACAGTGACGCCAATCCCTTCGCCAACCGTAACGGTGCCAATCGCGCCCGTGCCCGCAACCCCCGTGACAGTGACACCAACCCCTTCCCCGACCGTAACGGTGCCAACCGCGCCCGTGCCCGCAATGCCTGAGAGTGCGACAATGCTTTCACCGGAAACCGTGACGGTGCCAATCTCTCCCGTTCCGGCGACACCCGTAACGGTGACGCCAACTCCTTCGCCAACCGTGACGGTGCCAATCTCTCCCGTTCCGGCGACACCCGTAACGGTAACACTAACCCCTTCGCCAACCGTAACGGTGCCAATCTCTCCCGTTCCGGCGACACCCGTAACGGTGACGCCAACGCCCTCTTCAACCGTGACAGTTCCAACCGATCCCGTCCCGGCGACACCCGTGACGGTGACACCAACTCCCTCTCCAACCGTGACGGTGCCAATCGATCCCGTCCCGGCGACACCCGTGACGGTGACGCCAACTCCCTCTCCAACCGTAACAGTTCCAACCGATCCCGTCCCGGCGACACCCGTGACGGTGACACCAACTCCCTCTTCAACCGTGACGGTGCCAATCGCTCCCGTTCCGGCAACACCCGTGACGGTGACGCCAACTCCCTCTCCAACCGTGACGGTGCCAATCGCTCCCGTTCCGGCGACACCCGTGACGGTGACGCCAACTCCCTCTCCAACCGTAACAGTTCCAACCGATCCC